CATAGACTTTGCCGGATATGAGTGCATCAATCATTTAGAAAATTTGTGAAAAAAGGGTGCAAATGTCGGCGCCGATGGGGCTCCCACCTCTGAATTGCCATGGGGTACAGGGTGCAATTCCCACGGGTATCTGATATGGCTTTGCAACACCTACCCAATCAGCCACCGGGAAACAGTAGCGTGGTTCACGCCCACAGCAGCGGCCACCTCTCGCTGGGATTTGCCTTCACCGATCAACCGCATCACCTCGGGCATGAGGGCTTCACGCTTGGCGGCTCCTTTGCGGGCACCACGTTTTGATTGCAGCTCCCGGAACGTGGCCGGGTCGAAGTGCTTCCACACCCAGCGGGCACACGATGCTGCAATGGCCCTCACCTCGGCTACAGGCAGCGGTACGGCAAAGCCTGCATTCAGATCGTCGGCAAGGTTGCGCAGAGCCTCTTTGTAGTGGTCGAACCCACCAGGCAACCAGAACCGGCGCACCAGGCTGTAAGACAAAGGACGGAGCCGCTCGAATAATTCGCAGTTGCGGCCTAGCCCTGCATAGTCTGGGTCTGCGAGCCGCTTTTTCATATCCGCTATGCGCGGTAAGTCCACCCAGTCGGCAAGCTCGGCAAGGGAATATGTGTCTGCCCATTGGCGTGTGCTCCAGCTCGAATGCAGCGGGTTCTTGCACAGGTGGCCAGAGTAGCCGGGGTCTGCACCTAGCTTGCGTCGTATGCCCTCCTGCGCGGCGGCAAGGTAGAGCAGCGGGCGGTGGCGTGCGGCCTCTGTACGGGGTACAGGTGCCTGCAACGCATACAGCAGGTGGGCGTGCCCATTGGCGGGGTTTTCAATGGCCAGCGTAGGCGGTGGTGCGTTTAACCTGTCCCACGATGTAGCTGCGTCGCCGTGGTCAACGTCAAAGGCCAGCCAAACCACTTTGCCGCTGGTGTTGGGCTGGATATTTTTGTACGAAATTGCAACGTCGCGGCCTCTTACGGTCTGGCCATCGCGTGGTTCATTGGTACAATATGGACGCCTTGGAAGTGTTTCTGTAAAGAATTTGAGTGCTGCCCGCATTTAAGCCTTTCATGGTCTAAGCCCTGCCGTCTCGTCCACGGTCAGGGCTTTATTTTTGGCTGCAATTCTATACAGTATTTAGGGTTTCCCCGCCGGGTGGCCTATCGCCTTCAGTGCGCCTAGCAGCTCACGCTGTACCGCACCCCAATCTGGCACCGTGGCGAAGTTTTCGGGGTTTACCTGCGTCCTGGCGAAGTGAATAGTCGCCTGCGCAGTAATAGCCGCTTGCACAAGTTGCTTGACGGCCTCGGGGTCGCTCAGGTTGTCGCAGTAGCGCCATGCGTCAGACACCTTGCACCTCCCACAGCAAGGCGCGCAAAGCCTCCTGACGCTCATACAGCGGGTCGGTGGCCTCGATAGGGCACTGCCCAGGCTTTAGGGTGGTTTCCACGGCCTGCATACGGGCGCGGATGATGGCCAGCTCTGCGTAAATTTCGGTGGTGGTCATTGCTCAGTCCCTTTCAGTGGTGCCTTATTGTACGCACATACATACAGGCGCACAAGCATACAAACCTACTTACGCACCCATGCGTCCAAGGCTTGGCGCACCAGGTCAGCCACTGACACGTTGCGGTCTAGGGCTTCTTGCTTGAGTACCTTCAGCTTGGTGCGGTCGATAAAGAAGTTGAAGCGCACAAGTTCACCTTGCGCTGCGGCGGCGGTGGGTATGTCAGCACGCACCTTGTCGAGTGATTTTGATTTGATGCCAGTTACAGCCATCTTGCGGCCTCCAGTTCTGTGATTACTTGGTTGATTTCAGATTGCGCGGCGGTGTCCGTCAGGTCGAACACAGATACCCCGTCCGACAGGGCTTGTGCAAAGGCGGTGCGGTTGCCCACGGTGCTGGTCAACTGGTCGAAGCCGTAGCCGTTCCAATCGCCGTCCTTGATGATCTTCGCCAGCTTGGTATTGGCAACGGCGCGATTGACCAGAAAAGCCGCGTCGATTTGCCCCCCTGCGTCCAATCGAGACTGGATCAGTTTCACAGTGGCAGCGCTTGCCCACACGTCCGCGCCAGATGGTTGCAGCACGATCAAAGCTATGTCAGACACACGCACCACAGCGGCAGCAAGATATGACGCCCTGGCCGGTGTGTCGATCACCACAAAGTCAGCCACCAGGCCACGCAAGGCGGCGTCAAGCTCTTGTGGTTTGCCGACTGCCACCACTTCGGGCAAGTCTGCACCCTCGGGACTAGCGGCCCTCCAGTCAGTCGCCGTGCCCTGCGGGTCTGCGTCGATCAAAACCACGCGCTTACCCTTGCGGTGTAGTGCGGTGGCCAGATTGGTGGCAATGGTGCTTTTGCCGGTTCCGCCCTTCTCGTTGATCGTGGTGATGATCTTCATTTGTGCGTCCGTGTGTTTGTGTGCGGTTAAGTATATACGCACAGACACACAAGCGCATCAAAAGAGCGGCAGTTGATCCGGGTTCGGTGGTTTGAACTTGCGCGGCATGTTGTTCTGCTCAAACTGCCGTGCCTGCGCCTCGGTGATGTTCTGGCCCACCACGCTATCAATCCAGCCTTGCAGCGGTGGCCACTCCAGGCCGATGGCCTCTATCTGCGCACGAGTCCAGGCACCTCGGGCGGTGCGGTGCTTCATGATGTATTCGCGGGTCAGCTGCATGGCGTGATTCTGTACGTTCACAGGCCATGCTTGTTCCCCCGTGTGGATAACTCACCTGCCCCCACCACAAGGGCGGGGACAGCCCTTCGGGTTCGTGAGTTACCCACACTCCGCTGGAGCCTACGGCCTGACGCGCTGCGCTTGCCGAATACCCTATTAAAAGTTTCCCATGGAGACAGGGCTCCAGACTTGTCCCCCCTTTGTCTTTGGCTCCCTTAGGTGCATGCCGGATGGTGGGGTTGGTGGGCTTCGGGAAAGCTTCGCCCTACTCGATGCGTGTCGAGTTTTGCGCTTTCCCGATGTATGCCGGACGGAGCCTGTCGGAGCCTGCAACGGGTCTGTATGGCTGGCGTAGCCGTACAAAAGCCGCGTTCACAGGTTCGCCCTGCCCTTCACCCGGTCGCGGCTAAAAGCCTCTCGGTGGCGCTGTGGAAGGTTCCCGCTGTAGCGCCTGGCCATGGTGTTCCAGCCGGGAACCAGAGCGCCGTGAGGGTGACAAGTCTTAAAGAAGCTGTACCACGGCGCATGGTTGACGTGCAAAACACTATGCAGTCTGTCCGGGGTTTTGGCATAATCACTCGCAACGGAGCGATCAGGCGTTTACCCGCGTTTAGAACTGTTTCACTCCCAGAAAGCCGCATTCCTGCCAGGGTCTGCGGCTTTCGGCTTTCTAGGGCCACTAGAGAGCGAAAACGTGGCGCGATGATACGCCATCTGTCCGGGCGCTACAACTACGCAATCGCCTTGCACATTAGCACCAGCTCCCGATTGCCTGAGCGCACGTCCACCAAGCTCTCGATGCCGTAGATAGTGCCGTTATGGATCACGCGATCCTCGGCAGTCATCCATGGGCGAAACCGCATCCTGATTCTGGCCGTCACTTCGGACACGGCAGCTTGAGCGGCCAGGTACTCCCGGCCCGTCAGCGGCTCCACAGCGGCCCAGCAGGTGAACAGGGGGGCCCAGGACTCTATGGGCTGGCCCAGCTCGTCCTGCGTGCTGGTGTAGCGCTCCACCGTCACGCGCTGGTCGAGGTCGCCCGCCTTCATGAATGCACCCGGTAAGGGTTCAGCAGCGCCTCGAATGTCGGGTTCTTGTTGTACGGGCGATCCCCTTGTGATTCGCGTTGCTCGTACAGCGCGCCCACCAGCAGCAGCGCGGCGGCCTTCACCGGAGCGGGTGCGGTGTCGTCCAATGGCTCGGTGGCGTTGATGTAGTCGCCTACCGATGCCGTGGCGGCGTCGATCAGGCGGGCAATCAGCACGTCCTCGCAGTAGTCATCAACGCGGAGGTGTTCTTTGGCGTCTTGCAGGGTCAGCATTTGATTCTTTCAAATGGTTGGAATAGGTGCCAGCGCCGTGGCGAAAGGTAATCAGGGCCCATGGGCGCATCGGGGAATCACTCACCTTTGCGCCCAGTCCGTGAAATTCCACTCGCTGGCTGCCATGGTTTTTCTACGCGCGGCACTCATGGCTTATCCGCGTCCTGGCTATGCCTTGCGGCGCCCCCAGGCTGGGCTATACAAAGGTGAAGGAATCAAAACCAACGGATTGAGATTCCGTTGCCCTCGATGCCGCGCCCATGGCCATGGCCAGGGCCTGCATGCCGTCAATACGGCCCGTGGCGCGGCTCTTGTCGAGCTTGCGGGCGCCGGTCGGGTCTTTGGTCACGGTGGCGTTTGCCGCGCACATGGTCAAGACGGGATGCATGCCGTGGGCGATGCGGGCATTGAGCAATTCGGCCTCCAGGGCATCCAAAGCCGGGGCCATATCCTTGTAGCCCTGGCCCCACTCCACCAGCGGCAGCTCGGCACCCAGCTTGTCCAGCTCCCGGCGCATGAGGTCAATGCGCCAGCGGTCATAGGCGATGGCTTGGACGTCGAGGTCAGCGAGGATCTCCAGCATGTCAGACGCGACATGCTCATAGTCCACGGTGGCGCCTGGCGTGGTGCGCAAGTGGCCTTGTCGGTGCCACACGTCATAGGGGGCGCGGTCACGGCGGGCGCGGTCGTGCAGGCCCTGCTCGGGTGTCCAGAAATGCGCCTGCACCTGCCACACGCCATCCACCTGGCCGACGATCACCAGCGCCGTGAGGTCGGTACGTGCCGACAGATCCAGGCCACAGAAGACAGGGGTGTCGTTCAGGGAAACGATACCCCTTGCGCAGGACTTCCACACGTCAGGCGACACGAACGGCGATTCGGTACTGATACGCTGGTTCAGCAGTAGATTGCGGGCGCTGTTTTCCATGCTCGGCATGCGCTGCGCCTGCGCCATCTGCTCCTTGAGGTCGTCACGCGAGCGGAACAGGCCCAGTGCCGGGTTAGCGGCCTGCCATGCCGATTCGTCCGTCAGCTCGCACCCAGCAGGGGCCGCATACAGCCTGCACACAATGCGCGGGTCTGCACTGGCCTGGGCATCGTCAATCCACGTCGAGAGTAGATCCGCATCGTTCGCCGCTTGCGTCGATATGGCGATCAGCAGCGGCTCGGCATGGGCGCCCTGGCTGGTGGTGATAGCGTCAATGAAGTCCGACTGCGGGCCGCGCACCTGGCCGATCTCGTCGAGTATTGCCAACACCGGAGACAGGCCGTGCGCGGTCTTGCCCTCGGCTGCCAGGGCGCGATATTCCACGTTCATGGGCAGGCCGATCAGGCGCTTTCCCGATGGGATGATCTTCACCAGCGGCGCCAGCTTGGGAGACTGCTGCACCATCTTGCAGGCCAGCGAGAACACCAGGGCGGCCTGGTCGCGTGACATGGCACCGGAGACTATCTGCGCGTTCAGCTTGGCCTCGGGCCCCACCAAATGCGCCAGCAGCAGGCCAGCGATCA